CACTCTGAGTAGGAGTAGCAGTTAAGGTACGAGTAGGCGTGGCAGTTAAAGTAGGAGTAGCAGTACTAGTTTGAGTAGGTGTAGCAGTTAAAGTAGGAGTAGCAGTACTAGTTTGAGTAGGAGTATTAGTAGGTGTAGCAGTTAAAGTAGGAGTAGCAGTACTAGTATTAGTAGGTGTAGCTGTACTTGTTAGTGTTTGAGTAGGAGTATTGGTTAGAGTCTGCGTAGGGGTATTAGTGGCTGTTACGGTCTGGGTAGGCGTACTCGTTAAGGTACGAGTAGGCGTGGCAGTTAAAGTAGGTGTATTAGTCGAAGTACTCGTTACTGTCTGAGTAGGCGTACTTGTTAATGTTTTAGTCGGAGTTGAAGTGCCTGTTACGCTCTGAGTCGGAGTACTTGTTAATGTCGGAGTAGGAGTAGCAGTTAATGTTTGAGTAGCAGTACTAGTAATAGTCGGAGTATTAGTAGGAGTATTAGTTAGTGTCTGCGTAGGAGTAGCAGTTAAAGTGGGTGTATTAGTAGGTGTAGCAGTTAAAGTAGGGGTATTAGTAGGAGTATTAGTACTAGTTTGAGTAGGTGTATTAGTAGGGGTAGCAGTTAGTGTTTGAGTAGGAGTATTGGTTACCCCAGAAGTGCTGGTTTGAGTTTGTGTAGCAGTTAAAGTAGGGGTATTAGTTGCCGTACTTGTGTTAGTTGCAGTTAGTGTCTGCGTAGGAGTAGCAGTTAAAGTGGGTGTATTAGTAGGTGTAGCAGTTAAAGTAGGGGTAGCCGTTGCTGTTACACTCTGAGTAGGAGTAGCAGTTAAGGTACGAGTAGGCGTGGCAGTTAAAGTAGGAGTAGCAGTACTAGTAATAGTTGGAGTAGGAGTAGCAGTTGGGTTGCTAGTGCTTGTTTGAGTAGGTGTAGCAGTTAGAGTAGGAGTGTTAGTCGAGGTTGAAGTAGCGGTAGCCGTTACGGTCTGGGTAGGCGTAGCCGGAGGCGTGCTAGTGGGAGTCTGTGTAGGTGTGTTAGTAGCAGTTAATGTTTGAGTTGGCGTATTAGTAGCAGTTAATGTTTGAGTCGGAGTTAAAGTAGGAGTACTCGTAGGAGTAGATGTCAAAGTTGGAGATAGTCCAGGAGTAGTAGTAGGAGTCAATGTTTGTGTAGGAGTCAAAGTAGGGAACACGCATACCCCAATCGATACTATTACTCCATCTTGTATATAAGTTATTTGACCTATTTCAGGATCTGTAACATAGTATCCTGTAGGCATTAAAGAACATTCACTAGATACTCCATAATATACTGTCTGGCCTACTGTATGAGAAGAATATTGTCCTACTGCACCAATATAATAATATAGTATATCAGTTGTAATGTATAGTTGGGCTGCATTACACGCTGCTTGATAAGTATTTTTAAACTCTGTACAAGTTCCGTCTACGCATATACTGGACCAAAAACTCATTTGAGATAACCCGGAAGGTCTGCTGCAAGTGGATGTTACTGTCTGAGTAGGGGTTGCCGTTACCGTTTGTGTAGGAGTAGGCGTAGGAGTATTTACCGCAGTAGATGTAGGAGTTGGGTTCGAATTTATAGATATAGATAGACTAGTATTACACTCTCCTGTTGACTGTACATATATAATCGTCGTTGACGTATTCACTGATACGTAAAAACCCGATATTAATTGACTAGCAGTTACCCCAGAAACAATAGTGCCATCAATATCACTTGATATTATAAAAGGGCCAGCATCTGTCCCTATACTACTTATTATTATGAGTACTGTCTTTTTCATTTTTATGGAGCCACAAATGTTTCAGTGGGCGTACTAGTTGGTGTAGGAGTTAAAGTCCTAGTGGCCGTTTGAGTAGAAGTTAAAGTAGGTGTAGGCGTTGGGGTTCTTGTTCTAAGCGGCGTTTGGCTATTCGTTTGTGTCGGAGTTAGTGTGGGGGTGGCAGTAGGGGTAGCAGTAGTAGTAGGTGTGTTTGTAGCAGTGCTAGTAACCGTTTTAGTTGGAGTTGCCGTCAAAGAAGCGGTAGGACTACTAGTAGGAGTTGATGTCAATCCTGGAGTGGTTGTTGGGGTAGCAGTAGGGAGGACAGATCCGGCAGAGTAATAGCTTATATTTACACAAGAATCTGTAGATACTGGTATTCCATATGCACAAATGTAGACATACTGTAAATCACTTACATTTATAGTTTGAGGATTACCGCTGCAATCAGTATATTGAACTTCTCCGCTACAAGATATATTTCCGTCATAAGCTCCTACTAATTGCCATATGACTGGCGAAGATGTAGAAGTCACTGTAGGAGTCGGAGTAGCAGTAGGATTACTAGTTCCTGTAGGAGTAGCAGTACTTGTTATTGATGGAGTAGGAGTTTTTGTAGGAGTTCTAGTTACAGAAACCGTAGGAGTAGAAGTAGGAGTCAATCCCGGAGTAGTAGTTTGAGTAGGATTTGGGTCTATCACCAAAGTTACCTCCGTGCTACATTCTCCGGTAGATTGTACATATACAATAGTAGTAGAAACGTCTACTTGAACATAATAGCCTGCTATTAAAGAAGAGGCAGGCACTGCTGTAGCAATAATCCCTTCTACGTTTGTTGATATTGTAAAAGGTCCTGCATCTATTCCTATATTATTTAATACTATTAATATAGTCTTTTTCATAACTTTTTAACATTGCACAGGAGATATTCCTGTTATTATACCAGTGGAAGAATCAATTAACCATAGAGATCCATCTATAAATACATAATCATACCCGGTAAGTGCTGCTCTTCCTGTAGACAGAGGATAAATAGTACACCCATTTGATATACTACCTAGACAGTTCGAGTATAGAGTTCTAGCATTAACAGTAGCATCGTTACAAGCTTCGGAAGGGCTATTACCGTACCCGCAATTATTATACGCAGCATAAGTCAACGGGCTACTAGTGGTAGGCGTAGGCGTACTAGTTAGTGTAGGCGTAGGCGTACTAGTAGATGATGGAGTCGGAGTTAGTGTACGAGTAGGAGTAGCAGTTACAGTCTGAGTAGGTGTAGCTGTGGGGGTCAATCCTGGCGTAGAAGTTGGAGTAGGTGTTAAGGTCTGGGTAGGAGTAGGAGTAGACGTTACTACTACAGCAGATCCTCCCACTATTATACAATCAGCAATTTCTTCTACTGTAAATACAATACTACATACCGGCTGTTTAACTTTTACAGTTATTTTAGCATAGTTAGAATCCAAAGTACAACTAGAGTCTGGAGAAAGACTGGAGTACTTATAATTTACAGGATATTCTCCTGGAGTTGATCCGGAAAAAGTTAAAGACCCATCTCCTACTACAGTATACATAGAAGAATTGGATCCGGATAATACTATTGAAGAAGTCAAAGTAGTCCAATACTTTGAACTATCATTAGCTAACGGGTATAAAGTTTTAGGGCTAGCTGATTTTTTAAATTCATAATAATCATCGGCAGCATACGGGGGTACTGGGAATATACTTTGATAGCTTTGATTAGTTATTATAGCTAATCCATGCTGATAAAATATGTTTCCTACGTGCGTATTAGTAGATCCGGAAATATCGTATATATTCCCTTTTTTGTCATCTATAAGATAAAAAGAGGAAGCGGATATATAAAAAGACCCCGGCTGTACTTTAGTAGAGTATAAATCAGTAGGTATAGATAGAACCTTTATTTCTTGTCCGGAACCCGTAGGAAAACTCTTATACATGTATCCTATGGGAGTATAATTTTCATAAGAACCAGATCTTCTATAGATGGAAGCGCTTTGGTAATTATTAGAAGTTAAATTAGAATGAGCATCAAGAAAAGATCCGGAAAACTCTTGATAGAAAAGGTGATTTACTGAGGAGTAAACCAGTCTTTCATATTGTCCTCCGTATTTAAATTCTGTGTCAGGATTAAAACTTCCTGACATTTTTTTTCCGCTGAGTACCGCTATACCGGCTGTGTTTAATCCACATGATGTGAATTCCCACAGTTTATTAGCTATGTAGGGAAGCGATACAACGTCTGCGTTATTTAGTCTTTTGAATGATGACATTTGTGTTCATAACGATTTAAAATTCTAGCTTAACTCTGCAAGTCAATTGCTTTGTAAAATCTTTAGGCAAAGGCTTACTTAATTTTGCCACAGCCAGAAGCTCCCCAGTTTCGTTATACATTCCTATAGTAGTAGGGTACGTCTGTGGATTGTCTATTAGAGTAGAGTATAATACATTCCCATTAGTATCAATAATTGAGGGGTTTGTAGTATAATTTAACTGGCCGCTTTTCGCATTAACAAAGAAGAACCTGGAGGATATCGTTTCTTGGCTTCTCCCCGCAAAGTATTGTCCGGCTGATATTGCTTTATATAATGCAGTATTGTTAATATTATATCCTAATGAGTAGCTTGTAGCAGCAGTTTCTGTAACAGATAAAGATATTCCTCCATCTGCATAAGCTAAAGCCAAGGCTCTAGGGTTAAGTATGAAAGTCCCCATATCAGGGAAAAATAGACCATAACTTCCACTATTAGTTTGAATAGAAGAAGTATTCCAGCTTTTACCTAAAGTGCCGCTAACTATATAATATACTCTGTTTCCTCCTATAAAATTAACCACTGAGCTATCTTTACTATCATCCGTCAAATATACGGTACTAGCTCCATTTGTCAAAGTTAATCCCCATGTACCAGGGTTTACACTCTCTTTATACTTAGATCTATTTACTGATAATACAAAAATATCTCTTGACCTACCTCCTGTTCCTCCAAAATTAAACACAGCAGCTTCATCTCCGTAAGCCACATTTCTAAATTGACCGTATACGTCTCTAGTAGGGCTTTTTTCATTTACTCCGGAATTAAAAAGAGCAGATCCGCTACCAGAAATATGTCCGTAAGCTATAGCGTATTGTACCTCAGAACCCGAAGCATCAAATGCTAAATTATAGACATTTAAGTAGGATTTTCCACTTGTAGAAGTTTCTTGAGCACTAGAAGAAAAAGAAGCAGTTAAAGCATAAGCGTTCCCTGTCCACATAGGAGCAGTTATCAATTCAGAGCTTATTACACTATCTTCCGGTAAAAACTGTATAAATGACATTACTTATGTTTATTTTTTTGTTACGGTTAAAGGGATAGTAATTCTAGCTCCAGAATCTCTACCCATAACTGTCATGGTAGTATTTAATTCTTTAAGAGTAGATCCAAACAAAGTATCTATTGTAGTTCCTATTAAAGTAAAGGAAGTTCCGATTACACTCTTGCTAATTTGAGTGCCAGTAGTAGTAGAGAGACCAGGAAGTCCGGTAGCAGGAACTTGGATACCAGTTCCAGTAAAGGTAGACAACAGTCTTGCATCTCCTACGGTAACAATATAGCCATTAGGCTCAAAAGTACTAGTAGCCCCTAAGTAATTTAAAGTCTGGGGAGTTACTACAAGAGAAGCCCCCTGTTTTAGGCTAATGTTGTTATATCCTACGTTTAGTACAGGCAGTTTGCTTGTTCCTCTAGGCAGAGTTACTAACTTATACTTCATTGCCTGAGTTTCATCCGGGAAAGCCTCTAAGAGTGGCATATTTTCTATGGCCTGCCCATAAAACGCTGATCCTGAGGGATGACTAGGGTTATATAAAGTATAATCAACTTCATCGTCAGCTAAAGCAAACTGTGTTATTCTAAAAGATCCATCATTTCTAGCTAGTAATTCTCTGCCTTTTTTAGTAAGAATGGCATCGACTGTAACTACAACATTATTTAAGTATCCCAATTTTTTACTTTTTAAAGGTTAACTACTGTAATTTGTATATAAATATCAATATTTACATCTTTGTTATAAAATAATATCCCTGAGAGGCCTTATGATATTACTAGTATTTTCTTGTATCGGATTATATAAATTATAAGGTATAAGTAGAAAATTAGATGATATGCCTTCTTGTTTTTTGTAATTTAGTATAACACAAGTCTCATCCTTAGACTTTTTAAAGAAAGCAAAAGATCTACTATTTACTTTTGATTCATTAACAAATCTATCTAATACTACTCTTAAAGGAGTTCTAACTGTTTCTGGAGTTGTACTATAGTCTATATCCGGATTTATTACTTGAGCCACATAATACGCCTCTGGGTTAATAGTGTAGTATGATCCGAATCTTATCATGTCTCCCGGCTCAAATACGAATTTTGATTCTACTCCACTATAATAAAATCCTGTAGGATTAGTATCACTTCCTGTGGGCGCAAAAAAAGTACTATTGTTATATAAAATAGAGCCTGTATAATCAAATTCTAGAGTATCATCGCTTACTCTATAAAACATTTGATAGCTAGCATCTGTCCCTTTTACTACTTGATCAAAATCTAAAGTTAATCCGGAAGCTATATCATCATATACTTCTAAATATCCTTTTGCACTATCTCCTCCTAATATCTCAAAGTATATAGACTCAGTCCTCCTAAAAAAGTTCATAACTTCTACACAGTAAACTTTTAGCCTTAGTTTATCGTCTTTAGTTAGAGATATTTTTTTATTTACTATTATACAGCTTATTTCTAAAAAAGGATTGGTTCCGGTAGGACTGTGGTCTAAAAATATCGAACTATTAATTTCGTCAACTCCTATACCGCCATATGGAGAAGTAGTCGGAATATTAGTACTCCTAATAGTAGATGCTCCGGCATATACCCAAGAAGAAGATCCTACAGATTGTTTTTCTAATACAGCCACTACTTTTAGTACAGTAGGCCCAGGATCGGGATTTGAAGCGTATTTTATTTTTATAGGAACATCTACATTTACTATGTAATCAGACGTTCTAGGGGCCTGAAAATAGCTGTAGCGCTGTCCTCCGGTAGTAACTACATTCAACGAGCCTATACTATCATTAGTAACATAGCCTCCATAAGAAGAGCCTGACATATTGGGAGTAAACCAGTCTAACGTATAGAAATTTTTTCCTCCGATAGTATCTGCTGAAAAAGTTAGTCCCAACTCTGTATTGTAAAATATAGACCCATCAGATCTTTTATATGGGCCTGTAGTATTTAATGGCTGTTGACTAAGATAAGGCCACTGGGATATGTTTAGCTTATTGTAAGAAAAAGGGATCCCGGGCTGATCTATTCCATCTATTTTAAAATAAGTCCAAGTATCGGTCGTATTAGTAAAATCGGTGTCTGTATTACCGACAGTCTCAAATAAATAAGAAGCTGTGCTGACGCACTTTATACCCAATTTAGCAGTAGCAGTTTCTTTAGGAGTATCGTATAAAAAAGTTAGAGGCTCGTTCAACTCTCTAAATACTAGAGGGCTATACCTATATCCGGACTCATGAATAATTTTAGGACCATCCAATCCCGTTTGATTAGAGGGTACTGTCTTATTTAATAAAGAAATGCTTGCAGTATCTCCTTTTTTATATGTATTTTGTATTTCAAACCAATTGTAATTTTTGCTAGACAGCTCTGTTAATGAGCCCGTAGCATCTATCAAATACTTTAAATTTACAATTGTCTTATCAAAAAAATTCAAACTTCTGGAATCAGTAGGATTAGCCCATCCAAATTTTACAGTATTAAAATCAATAGCAGCTGTTTTACCGTAAGATGTGTCTCCCGGAGTATAAAAATTGTATTTTTCGCTAATAGACTTAGCTCCTACATATCTAGGTCTGGTGTAGGCAGGGTCCTGGTACTTGCCATCTTGTATTTGAACCGGCTCTAGTATTCCTTGATATGGATTTATTTTTTGGAATATAAGAGAATCTACGCTAGACGAAACTGCGTTTATTGTAGTATTATAGTCTGATCTAATAAACTTTTCGTAATCTATACTCATAGGTATGGATTTCTATTTCTTGTTACAAATATTGCGTGTACATCTATCTCAGATCCGGACAGCTCTCCTGTATAAAAATCTCTAAGATCTCCTACTCCGCTTATATAAATACTATCAGCTTCTATTTTAGATCCAGTAATTTCGGAATTAACTTGATTGAAAGTAGTATCTCCGGAAGGTTGGACAGATTTAGCTTTTGATCTTTCTAATATAGGAGATTTTATAGTAATACCTGTTGTGATACTATCTCTTGCCGGAATATAGTCTAGTATCATCTTAAATAGAGCATTATCGTAAAACTGTATGAGTCTTACATAGTCTTTAAGATTATACTTCCTGACATACTTTTCGTAGTACTCAGAATTCAGTTTTACTAGATCTGGGTACGATATTAATGCTGACTGTCTTGGGTCTCCTATTACTTGATCTAAGTCTATAGTACTTCCGTATTGAGATATTATATCTTTGTTTATTTCATTTTGAGGAGAAAAAGAAACATCTGTAAAGTGGACATCCTTTGTCCTATAAATAGAAGTTTCATCTTCTAATCTTAAAAAATGAGATAGTACGCTACCTGTAATTTGATTATTTACTATTCTTACTTTTTGATTTACTGGATTAGAATATACAGAGTTTGGAGAATCTGTTACATAAGTTTCTATGTTTGTTTTATATGTAGACCCTGTACCATAATTAAAGCTAGCGCTTTGACTAACTGCTACGTTGTAGAACACTCTATAATCCTGATTTGGGTGTATGGACCCTACTTCTGTAATTACAGAGTGATTATAAGTCTCTAAATCATTTCCTAAAGCAAATCTGGCTGACAAGTCTTGATACGAGGACCCACTTGTATTTCCTCTTATAGACTCTGGGCTTAGTACATGGTAATTAAACGTAGATTGAGATAACGGAGTAGCCCAGTACCTCAATTCTTGGAAATTCCCAGTAAATTTGTACGTAGGTAAAAAATTACCATCAGAAGCGATATTAGAACCTCCTAAGTATATTGCTTGATTACTATTAGACCAAGATTGATTATAAGAAGAAGAGGCTGCTCCATTCACTTGTACAGAAGAAGATGCTTGGTGTCCTATTCTATCTTCTATTTTATTTGCTACAACTAGGGTATATACTTGATTACTTGAAGTAGCAGATCCGCTAGTATGGTTCTGCCTTTTTAGCATGACATTCCACCAAAGAGTATCGCCTGTAAAATCAGTATAGTATATCGGCAAAGAAATGCTGGAGCTATACACAACTGTTCCTCTTAAATAAAACTCTACTTTGCTATAAGGAGATCCTAATGTAGTATCTGGTCTTAAAATAATCCCAAAACTTCTGTCTGTAGAGCCAGTTACTACAGCCTCTAACAAAGAAGATGTTTTATTATAGAAGTTTTTATCAGGCTTAAACCTAAACTCTATCGTATCCGGTACGTAATCAGCAAATACAGGCACTGCTGTAGAATATAAAGAAGCCCAGGAAGTTTTTACATAAGAAGATCCTGTATTGTAATAAGCATAAGAAAACCTATCATATGTATATTCTACAGTCTGACTGGTTTTATCCGCTCCTCCAAATTGAGTCGGAGACAATACTGTGTAAGGTATTCCAAATATAGATATTAAATCGTCTATGCCATCTACAGTACCTTTCTTTTTTAATAGGCTAGGTATGTTATGGTATATCCTCTTTAGTACTTCTTTTTGTATGTCTTGCCCTGGGATAATATCAGAAGAAGCACTCACATATGTACTATACCCGTCTGATAACGGAGAATAGCTTCCGGATACGCTGGATCCTATTAAATACCTATATAAGTCTTCGTTTGCTTTAGAATTATACAGTTTTACGCCCAAAGATCGAAGAGCATGGTAAACTAGGTCTTTAGATATGCCTCTATTTAACTTGTTACTAGCTTTGTATAAATCAGTAACAGATTTAATATATACCCATATGCTATCAAAATACTCTCCCATCATTTCCACAAATCGGTCAAAAGCTTCATTAGCTTCATCCATTCTTATGTACTCTGGGACAGTATATACTAAATTATTTTGATTCTCATTGTCGTAATAGGAGGCGCTATATATCTCCCCTCCATAATACCTACTGTCATAATCAACGCTACCTACCCAAGAAACTGCTTCAAGAGTATTACTTCTATATAAAGTATAGGGTTTGGCACTGCCTGACTTAGGCCAGCTTTTGGAGCCACTCTCATAATACAGAAAATTCTCATATCCGTCAAAATTAGTTATGATATCTGTTATTCCGGACTGGATTTTGTACGCACTTTGGCTTGTGCTAAAGGATGCGGTATAATATGGAGTTTGCTTTATTATATTTAAGTCGTCTGTATAACTCTCAATTTTTTTAACTTTGTTTATAAAGTTAATCAATCTTCTGGCCGCCGATGAAAAATGAACAAATTCTTCATATTTAGTATAATCAATGTTAATCTGTATTTTTTGATCATACAATTTATTTACCAACTGCTGATAAGAAAACAACGAATCATTGCTTAAAAGCTGATCTTTATTATAATAGTCAGATAAAGAATTAGCTCTGTAATCTACTTCTATATTAAAATTAGCTGACTTTAGTTTAGGAGTTTCTATCTCAAAAACATCTGGAGATACTTCAACTTCATAGCTAACGGCAGTGCTTAGTTCTTCGACAAACCAAAAAGCAGATTTTTCTGAAAACTCAGAAGGGAGGGGCTTATACAGTTTTACTAGTACAGAAAAAGGAGAAGTATTAGTATCTAATGCAATATTTATAGCATTTACTAATTTATTATCTCCAAAATTTAGTAAATAGTCTTTATAATATGCAGAAGATTGATACTCTTGTATAAAATTTACAACTCCGCTCTGTACTTCTGCATCCGAAACTTGATTTGATATTATCCTAAGTTCTGTCCTGTCCGAAGATATTTCTTTTATAAAGAAAGATTTTCCGGAAGCATTAACTATTTTCTTTCTTAGAACATTATAAGTAACTATGTATCTACCAGCTATATATCCTAAACTTTCTATAAAAGGCCCAGGAGAAAATTGTAGATAGTTAGTAACTGTTTCAGCTTCTCCTTTCAAAGTAGGAGGTATCTTGTATGCTTTAGAATTATAGTCTGAATACAATAATCTGCTTCTGGATACATTGTACACATGTACTTCTACGTAGTCTTCGCTCAGTCCAAAATTTCTAACAAAGTCTCTAGAAGCTATTAAAGCTTGATCTATAACATCGTAAGTATTAGTAGGTATTTCTAGCTTTTTTTCGTAAACTATCATCCTGATATAGAATTAGAAAGGGTGAACAATTGATTTTTCAATGAAACATTCTCTTCTCTTAGTTGCCTAATTTCCTCTTCTAATTCTTCTAAGCTTATACCTAGATATTCGCTAGACCTAATAACTAGCTCTTCGTGAGAATTTGTAGAACCGCTAGCAGGAATATCATAAAATAATGTGTTATAGTCATTAAAAAACTTATCTACAGTAGTAGCCGGAGGCGATACTGTTGCCGGATCAGAAGGCACTAGTTGAGTAAACTTGGTGTCTACTACGCTGGAAAATGAATTCTTCCCAAATATCTTTCTCTCTACTGTTATTACTTCTGCCATTATTCTGTCACTTTAAAGAAATACCTATTATCATATATGATAGTAGACCCGCTTATCACAGTCTTTATTAGTATTTTATAGTACCTCTGTGGTTCCAGGCCATACATATACAAATCAAAATAATTTCCTTGAGAGTCTGCACTTATTTTAGTATAGCTGTCATCAAAATCTACCACGTTTATATCGGACTTAGTGTCTTTTATAGCGTAGTAAGAAGAGCTTGGTAAATATTTTGGAACAGTATAAAGAGAGGAAGTACTAAAAGTCCTAGTAGGAAATTGCTCTCTTACGTTTAGCCTAAATCTATAAATTTCATGATCTGAAAACTCTCCTTTATTATTTGATATAGTAACTGTTATGTTTTGATTTGGCACTGGAGTATACGCAGAAGAAGTGGGTACGCTAAAAGCAGAATCATCCCATTTTAACTCTAGTACAGGAGGATGCACTGTATTAGTATCTCTAGAAAAATAGTTTAATACATAGTTATATGCAGGATTAAATTCTAATGATCCGGAAGTCTTCAGTATAAGACCATTATTAGGAATAGATCCGGATACGTGAGCCTTAACTATGCTTGTTACATCTATGTTAAGGTCTTTATTTATGTATACGCCAAAAGATTGAGTAGCAGTTAAGTTGCTGTACCACACTCCTCCTCCGGAATTAGAAGGAGCAAAGGATGCAGTAACGTTCGCACTAAAAGAAGCGGTTTCCCAACGACCTGTATTGTTACTATTTCTGTATCCCCAAGAAACTCCCGATTTGTTTATCGGCGAGTCTCCAAATCTCCCTACCCCCATATCCCACGTTCCTGATACTGGGAAAGCCTCTATCGTATAATCTGTGGGTAATCCGCTAGCATCAGCCATATATAGCCTTAAATAGGCCTTAAAATCTTTATTACCTATATACCTAGACACTACATCAGATATATCATCATCAGAGAACTTTATTAACATCCTGGCAGCAGTAGACTGACTTTCATAATACAAGCTTGTATTTTTTGTCAATTCTAAAATAGCATCCATTCCTGTATTCATAGTAGTGTAGTCTGAATACATGGTTGCGTCTTTCTCTGCAAAAATTTTATATACTGACATGCTTATATTATTACAAAATTAGTTCCTGGGATGAACTCTTTTTTATCGTGCTTTTGTTTTAGAGTTCTCCAAGTATGTCCAAAAGTTTTTTCAAAATGAGGAGCATCCCTTAACTTTCCTTTCCAATCCCCTCCCCATGCCCATCCATATTTTTTAAATATAGATACCACTTCCATCCAATCTGGCTTACCGTCTTTATCAAAATCTACATTTGTCTCCCAAGAGGCAGTCTCAAATCTGCCATCGTTATTAGTATCTTTTATTAATACTATATCTACGGCTAAAGCATAGTTATGAAAACTTTGACCAGGTTGAGCATTTGTTACTATTCCTAGTCTTTTTCCATTAGAATCGTACAACTTTGTTCTACCTTGAGCATATATTTCTGCCTGCTCTGCGAAAGTTCTTAAAGTGTATACAAATCTACAAATAGCTTTACCAGACAATGCCGGTATTATTTCTTTAGTATAAAACCCCTTAACTTCATCCCTAACTTTAGGATGCAAAAGGTCTATTCTATCAATAGTAAGCTTATCAATCATATACTTTAGATTTAAGAGAAGTTTATAGCTCTACCGTAAATATCGTTATCAGGGTATCTTAGCTCAAATATAGAAGGGTCTAAACTAGGATATATAATATTGTTTTTGGTAGCCCCGTATATATCGTATGCGTAAGGAGAATACCCTGCTACCACTCCAGATTTATTGATGATTTCTATTTTAGAAATACTTTGTACCCCTTTAACACTACATAATACTAAATTATATAGCTCTGATAAGACTATAGGCTGGTTAATTTGCCATTTATCTATGTTGAAATACTCTTTGAACTTTTCAATACATTGGGCTAAAACTTCCCTATTGTTATAGGACGGTAATATTACTACATCAAAATTCAACCCTATGTTAATATAATAAGCATCTTTTATATTCACAGCATCAGTAGTTATTTTGTACTGACTCACATAATTCTTTAGATTTTGTTTTATTCCATAACTAGTATTAACTAGTTTCTTATCTTCATTGTAAGAAAGAACATATAAACTTAAAGAAAGCGGATTATTAGTTATAAAATCTACATTTTGAGTAGGGTCCATAAATGACATATCCTGGGTCAAATAAGCTTTTGCTATTGTTCCGAATTTAGAGGGCATGGACAAAGACCTAATGATAAAGTCTTCTTTAGTCACATTTCTCAATTGTGCAGGGAAACTAGCTAAAGTCTTTAATCTTAGGTCTTCTATAGTATCTCCGCTGCCTCCTCCCGATGAGGGCTCTGGATTATTAAATGATACTGTGCTTACTATAAAATTTAACAGATTTTGATTAAGGGTAGTCGCTACAAGAGATACGGTACTAGTATTGACTTCTGTAACTCTAGTTATGGTGTTTGAAGAAACATTCGACTCTGCTCCTCCCCCTACTAAATACTTTATAGTCAAAGTAGTATTAGACGGCGCTAGCCCATAATCCTGTGTGTAGGTAAAATTTGCCGGATCATAGGCTGTCTGCATTTTATCTATAGAGTCTACTATTCCTATGCCTACATTATCTGGGTTAGGGACAATCTCTTCATCCGGGGAACTTACTACTCCAGAGCCAAATTCTAATACCAGCTTATCATCAGAATTGAATCTAGTAACGAATCTTCTAGGTATCTTTTTTAATTTCAATAAATAAGGAGTAGTATCGGAGTACTGAGCTAAAGTAGGATCATTGAGTTCGTTATTCTTAACTTCAGTATATACAGTGCTTTGTGCTAAGTACGGAACTTCAAACCAGTTATTACCATCGCTATCTACCACTTCTAATATCTGTATAACACTATCATCTGGAAGTTCTACAGTAGAGAATTTCTCCGGATCTCCGAACGATACTTGGTATGTTTGTAAAGTCCCTGCTACTGCTTTAACTTGTTTCTTTAGTAAATAGTATTCAGGTTGTCTAGTAGTCTGATTTATACTGTATATGGTAACATCAGTTAGATCTTGAGAAGAAGAAAAACTAAAGTCTACAACATCTTCTGTGACAAATACTACAGAAGATCTATTAGTACTGCTTACTTTGGCTTCTTTATTTACAATAAGACAGTATCTATAGTCTGGGGACGCACTCCCGCTAACTATAACTGCTGGGAGCTGCTGATATACGTCTAGTGTAACGGTGGCAGTAGAAGTTACTTTAGGTCTGTAGCCTAAAGCATAGGCCATGGCAATTAAGTTATCTTTATCTTGCGCATACAATAAAAAGTTCTCTTGGGTCTGCTTATCCAAATAAAAAGACAATACATCTCCTACATAAGATGCCATCTCTATAATCATATTACCGGGAGAAGCCTCGCTAAAATCATTATAGATCTCAGGGAAATAGTTCTTCGCATACTGTATTAATGCGTTCTTAAATCCTGTGAAGTCTTTATTTATGTATTTTATGTCTTTTTGAGCCATTATTGTATTTGTATTGATATAGAATCTGCTTCTGTGTTTATAATATAACTTATTTTAATAAATAAAGTATTAGTGTCATAATTAGGAGTAAACGACAACTCTGTTAAGTCTAATTCAGGAAAATACAGAGAGATACTATCTGTTATAGACTCCCTGGTCTCTTCTAAATTAACCATTTGATCAAAAACCAAAGACCTTATATCAGCTCCAAAATTTGGATTAAATACCCTTTCTCCTTTATTAGTTAATAAAAAATTTAACAAATTGCTTTTTATCTGATCTTTAGTCGTATACGTTATCTTAAATATATTAACAGGATCAAAAGGTATAGCGATTCCTATACCTCTGTTCTTGTCTACATCTAGAGTATTTATTCTGTATTGCCTTCTTGGAAGCATTTTAGCTTACTTTTTCTTTTAAACCTTTCCACACAACGGAGTCTTTATTTATAAAAGGAATAGGAGCATCAAAATCAGGAAGAGTTCCATTTTGAGATACATTCATGGCTTGCTCAGGAGACATTGACATAATAGGCTTCCTAGCAGGGGGCTGGAAATCAGCTCCTACGGACTCCCTTATTTTTTGTCTCAGGCCCTCGTCTATAGTAGTATTGGCAGGTCTGGATAGGCCTTCCTTTAAGGTTTTAGCTAGCAAAAGTTTAACCTCTCTTAGGTCTTTATTACTTTTAAGTTCTTCCCTTAAAGTCTCCTTTACTATGGACTTTACTGATTCTTTTATCAGCTCTTTAATTAAGTATATTTCCTCTTTTGTCATGACGTATATAAATATGGGATTATGAATTTATATTTAATATTGCTTTCAATTCCGACAACAATTCTTCCGGGGTAGCAAAAAAACTAGGAGAAGTTTGTTGTTTAATCATTCCCGATTCTTTTTCATAAGCAACTGCTATTAATTGCTTTTCTTGATACTTTTCTACTTTTAAGAGATATTCTATATTTTTAGGAGATAGATACTCTTCAGTAGTAGAGGTAATGCCTTCTTGATTTGTTCCAGTGTCCAGCAACTGTTGTGCTAATAAGTCCTCAGCTTCAGAAGTAGATATAATATTACCTTTGTCTTTTTCCTCCTGTACTTTTATAGATACTTGCAGATTCCTAAATCTGTTTGATAATTTAGATATTTCTTTGTTACTAGTCTTTAGCTGCCTCTTTAATATAGCTGAATACTCTTTTATCATATCTTTTAAAAAGATAAGCTTTACTCCTTGTTTTATTACTTGGAATATTGGTCCGGATACCGGATTAGCAGATAGAGCTATTTCTTGTATGGACAAAGCCGTTCTCAATACATCAATGCCTGTCTGCACTGTTTGGAGAGTCGTTAATGTGACTTGTAAGGTGTTTAGTAGAGTCTGTACTGATTTTATTTTTATATCAATATCTCTTTTTAGTTGCTCTGCTTGTTGAGCATTTTCTTTAGATACAGTAATTACTATGGTATTTCCTTGTAGAGACACTTTACCAGTGGCATCTGCGGATTCTATTATCTTTTTAGTTAAATCATCTATTTTTCCCTCCACTACAACTGATAATTGCCCTATTTTGGTTACTACTTTAGTTATTACGGCCCCAAAAGGGTCTTTTACAGCAGAGCTAACATTCTGTTCTAAATCCTGTAGCGGGTCAGGTCTTTCTGATATAGTGTTCCTAATAGACCCTATCCTATCTGTAGAAAGTGACATTATAGTGTTTTTGATACTTTTGAAGGGATAGGAGAGGTAGTTTTGTTTCCATACTCTCCTTTTATTTGATTTAACTTGGATCTCAATGTGCTAGCTGCTGCGTTTATCTCCGGCAATCCCACTGTACCTACTCCTATCCCTTTAGCAGGAGATAAGGAGTTACAGAAGTTATTTAAAGCCTCTATTAAATCATTTACAAAATCAATAGTAGAATGGGCTTTAGCAATAGGCTCATTATTTTCATTTTTATCACCTACAGGAAGTCCTAGTTGTATTCTAGGAGAGTTAACAACCAAGAAATGTTTATCCGGATCTCTTTTTCCTAAAGGTCCTATGTTTATATGTACTTGTTCAACAGCAGATAGTCCTATAGTCCTCTTAGAGGATAGAAATATAGAATCTTCTTTGGAGTTTAATATTAGCCTATCTGAAGTTAGTACTACATAGCTTTTATCGTAAGAATTAAAATCAGTATATCCCTTCTTTTTATCAAAAGAATCCTCACTAGTTTTTAATACTCCATTTGCCGGTATAGGATTTGGTTCTGTGCTCATATTTTTTATTTATCAAAAAATCTAAGACTTCCTCCTGATTCTTTTAAATTATCCATGGACAAATAAGTTCCGTTTTTATACTCTTTCTTCCCTGGGTCCAATATAACTATTCTGTTTTGAGCATTTAGTCCAACTACTACTACGAAATGATTTTTACTAGAAATTCCTTTTCTTTGTAGAATAAAAGGCTTCCCGTTTCTACTTTTTATAGTTTGCAGTATAGCATTGTATGACGCACTCTTACCAGCAGGGAGATCTTGTCTACGATAAGAGACTCCATAAGTTTGAGCTGCTTTGTAAGAATTTAAACTACCATCATACTTGCCTCCTTTAATAACAGAAGTACTATATATGTTTGTCTGAGAGGTATTTATTTTATAAGACTTCAATATCATGGATAGACTTGCTACGTAGCACCATGTCTTTCCTTCTTGCAGCTCCCATCCTATATTAGTAGTAGCTATAGAGTTTGTATAAACAGCAGATGCTGGTACATCCGAATCGTTTGAAGGAAGATCGTTTTCATCGACTGGTGCTGCATCGGAGCATTCTTTCAAGTCTACAAACTCATCTATTTCATTCTGAGTAAAGAACTCTTCTGGGAATTCTCTTTCTTCCAGTTCTGTGTCGTCTCCAGCTACGACAGACTTAGTATTTTGTTTTTCCGGGTTTGCTGTATTAACTACGGGCTTAGTTTCCGGAATAGTGTCTACTACAGGATCTACTACTTTCTCGGGTTCTCCTTTTGGTGCTATAGTCTCTACATAAGCAGTCTTAGGGCTAGGCTGTGTCGGAGCTATGTCTTTGGTTACATCTTCTTTATAGCTATCAAAATTTAAACTACTTGGTATAAAATTAACATTGTGCCCATTAAGCATATACAGGGAGGACCCGTCTAGATTTATGTCTTCGTAACTCCCTACTTTATAGTCAGGAAGCTCTCTATACTTATTTACAATAGTAACTACAGGACTTCTGTCTGGCCCGTTAAATGGGCCTTTAAAGTCTTTTATAGAGGACCCCATCCTTATGAAGTTCCCAGATCTCCCCTCTAATGTAATGTCACCGGGAGCTTTAATTATTTTAGGGACTTTGCCGTTTTGATTAAAGAGCCCTGTTACTAGATTCGCCCCGTTATCAGCCCAATTATTATTAGGAACAGCATTATGCTCTGGATTATTCCACGCTGAAAGCACTTGAGTATAATAGTATTGAGGGTCATACGCTGTTTCATTTCCTTGAGCAAAAGGAGATATGGCTACCATAATAACGACTACCTCGTTTATTACGGGATATATATTTAAATTAGCAGTTACTGGAGTAGCTACTATGACATCTGTTGTGCTATGATTATTGACAAAAGGAGTACATTCTATAGTGCCTATACCCTTCCATCCTCCATATTTATCAAATTTATCCTTATTGGAATCATCTAATAATACAAAAGATACTCTAGCAAAAAATATAGAACTGTTCCCTCCTCCATAATTCCCTATCCCAAAAAGAGAGTCAGAGTTTCTAAAGGCAGATCTAATTCCGTTCCTAATCCCTATTTCTGCTGCCATTATGACTCAGGTAATGATTTTTTTGTGCTAACCATCTTGTCCACCATACTTTCCTGGGCCAACTTAAGGAGCTCTTCCTTCTCAGTTTCAGACAAAGTAGAGTCTCCCGTATCTTTGCTCTTATTAATAGCGTTTTGGATGATAGCTGCCATCTTTATTAGCGCATCATCATTCTTAATGTTAAGCTCCATATACTTAGCAATAAGAGGCACCATCATGGTGGCATCACCTATATTTTGTATCAATTCTTGCAATTGTAGAATGAGCTCATTGATCTGTTTTTCTTTACTTGCAGACCTGTCGTATATCTCTTTTAGTATTTCCGAAAATTTTTTTCTTCCAAATACGACCTCTTCAAAATTCGCCATATTTATGCTTTTTAATAAATATCCGATTTATCGGTTTCTAGCTCTCCTTTTATGTACATCTCGTTCATTAACTTCTTATAACACCTCTTCAGCTCTTTCATAACTTTAGTGATAGCAGGAGTGTTTTGGCCTGTGATTTCCCTGATATAAAAATAAAATTGCTGTTTATTGAAGACATCTAAGGATTCCCTCCTTTTGAATATCTCCATAACAGCAATAGCTATAGATTGGTCCAGAACCGTTGGAAACATAGATTCCATGTGTTTTTCCACATACCTTACATAAGAGTCTACAAAAGCAACTAACTCTGTGCCGGTCTCCTGGTTTACTAAGTCAGTAAAAATTCTTTTATCTTCATCTACTTCCTCTAATTCCGCCTTACCTTTTAGTTTTTTGTAGTTATTCTGATTATAGACTATCAAATACCTTTTAGCTATGGTTCCAAAAAAAGAGTAAGCTTTTCCCTGGTTCTGATCATATCGATGAAATTTTTCCAATAAAAAAACCACAACCTCATGTTTTAGATCCTCTACATTGTCTAGCTCAGTGTAGTAAAACTTGAAGGTGTGGATGATATTCTCAGCCAGCTTATGAATACTATAATTTATGTGCTCATTGAAAAGTTTATTTCTTTCAACAAATAAATCAGATTGTAGATATCGTACAATAGCATCCTCTGTCTCTTGGGTGAAGTACTCTCTAGATGTCTTTTTCTTTCTCCTCCTTAGCTTACCTGTTTTGGTAAATACTTCCAAATCCAGCTGCGTCTGCTCTTTTTTCTTCCTCGGCATATAATTTTAAAAGTGGGATTTTATTTTTCCTAGCCATAACCATTTTTTTTATTATTTTAAGCAAATTATTTTTTATCAGCAGTATCCTCTTCCGTAACATAGTTTTTGAAATAAGCGTCTAACCCTAAAGAAATTCCTTTTAAATTTTTAAAGAAATGACCTACTTCGTCATCAGACTCAAAAGCTCCCATAGTGTCCAACTCTGTGACTTTCCGGTGTGCTTCGTTTATTAGCTCTCTGAATTTTGCTATAAACTCGTCTTTCAAAATAATGTCCTCTTCGTATCTTTCTACTTTCTTAAGTAGATTCCAGATCACAAAAGACATCCCCACTATCACTAGTAGGGATGTCAAGATTACGTATATCATATTATTCATTAAAAAATTTACTAAATGTTTTAGCGCCTACTGTGGAGACTTCGACTTCCTTCTTTGGCGCTGGTTTACTTCCTAAATTGGCGTTAGCTTTATTGGCAGTCTTGCAGCTAATAAGATCAGCCTGATGGAGTATATGAGGCAGCATAGTCTTTAATTCGTAGTCCTCGTTATAAGCCATGAAATAGGCCTTATTGGAGTCTTCGTAAAGACCATCAACCAACTTTATAGCCAAGTACTCTTTATCAGTCATCCGGATGCCTTCATTACTGAGAGTCATCAAAGAGCGATCAGAAGCTTTCATGTACTGGAGTTTAGGATTAAGGACATACTTAATACCTTTACGAAGCATCCAGTCCTCAGTACACTCGATATACAAATCCTCTGTTTCAGAGCCAATCTTCCCTAGATCATGAGTAATTGCAACAAATGCTAGCTCTTCCCAAGTAAAATCAAGGGTTCCTTGCATCTGTGTCCATACGTCATACATAAGGGCCGCTGCCTTACAAACACCAAGAACATGAAGAACGTACCCTCCTGGGAATGCATTAAAGTATGCAGTCTTGGTGGAGGCAGGAGCCGTAGCTATCCGGTCAAACCAGCTCATGTGAAGATTAAGAAGTTTATCCTTCCTGTCTCCAGTAAACTCACTGGAAATGATAGTCGTAAGCTTGTCAAAATTCTCATGCATTTGTTCCGCTGAAAGTCTCATAACTGTTTGATTTTTAAATATTTAGATTCCTTTATAGCCTCTGTTTAGAAGAGTATCTTCTTCAATTTGAATGAGATTGTGCAGCTCATCCATAAGCTCCATTACTCGATCATACCTCTCTGAGAGGTCATTAGCTCCCCTGTAAGCAGACGTTTTGAAGTTAACAAGAGCTCCTGAAAGTTGGTCCATCTTCTTTAATGCTAGTTCCTTATTTTTCATATTATAGTATATATTTATAAATAGATTAGTTAGATATAGTCAGCTATAGTTAGCTATAGTTATCTGCGTAAACGCAGAACAAAAATAGGGACAGTTATATTATAATCCAAATTTATTTTTAAATGGCGTTTTCGTTAATAGACTTTAACTCTCTGGAAAAGACTGCTTTAGTAAAGCCAGGTCATAAGAAAAAAAAGTCTATAAAAAATATCTCAGCTGCAAGAACAGAAGATTTATCTTCTAAGGATATAGTAGAATCTCTCAGACTAAAATTCTTTAGTCATAAATACCAGCTGAATAATTCTTTTGTCTATGAGTGGGAAAGTGACTTCTTCACTATCACTGAATTAGACTATGCTTTTGAATTTGAGATTAAAGTATCCAGAGGAGATTTTAAAGATGATTTTAATAAAAAAGACAAACATCAGCTTTTAGAAGCTGTAGAATGCTCAGAAAATCACAAAAGACCTAATAAATTCTTCTATGCTGCTCCAAAAAATCTCTTATCTACTTCAATGATTCCTTCATACGCTGGGCTGATAGAAGTAGATCCGGTAGACCGGATAGCCCATATTGTCAAAGATGCTCCCTATATCCATAAAGAAAAGTCCTTTTTTCATCTAAAAGATCTTCTTTTAGAAAAATTCTATGCAAAATATAGAGATTTACTACTAAATTCTTAATTTGTTTGAACAAAATAGTTGTATTTTTGATCCAAATAACATAAAAAATGAGTAATAAATTAGAGCATTTCCAGGAGAAAATGAATATACTTATCGCAGAATCAGAAGAATCTGATGTAAAAGACTTTACTTACAATCTAATTTTGCTGGTTTGGTCAGAAGTTTGCGGTGTTCCGGACCCAGAAATTGACGAAACTACTGTAGAATCTATGATTATTGAGATAGAACAGTCTCTAGAAATCATGAATCCAGAGTTAAAGTTAGACGTAAAAGCGCTAGAAGAACTACTAAATTGTGTCAAATCCTATCAAGAATCTGAGTAAAACCTAAAATATAGCATATGAGTTTACGAGTAATCCGATTTACTGCCACTTGGTGTGCCCCTTGCAGGGCCGTAGGACCCCTCCTAGAAGAGCTCGCTCACCAGTACTCTGGAGAAGGCACTTTTATGACCGTGGATATTGATAAAAACAGAGAACTGGCCGCTCAAAAAGGTGTATCCAGCGTACCTACCGTTATTGTAGAAAAAAACGGAGTAGAGGTAGCCAGGATCGTAGGGGCCAAGCCTAAGTCAGTATACGAAAATGCAATTAAATCTTAATTCAAATATTATGAATGAGACAGTTTTGACTAGAGAGCAATTAAGTCAAATAGCTCAATTTGAGATGGCGCTCTCTCTATTACAGGAAAGCTACCCAGTAGCAGACTTATTTGTAAAATTAGCAGAGAAAGTACCAAATAACTACGATTATGGTACAATCGTCAAAGAGGTAGTATCAAAACTAAAAACAGAAAAAATCATTTAACCATGGCAAAACCTAAAGGTGGATCCGCAGACAAAAAGAAAATTACTTTCGGGAAGAAAAAGCTTGGGAAAGCCAAAAAATCCTTCAACAGACACGACAGGACCGAAAAGAACTATAACGGACAAGGACGATAACATGAATCTATACACATACATTGCAACGGTCAACAGGGTCGTTGACGGAGATACTATCGACTTGATCTTAGATCTTGGTTTTAGGATGTCCTGGAAGGCAAATTGTCGCTTTGCCGGAGTAAATGCTCCGGAGCTGTCTTCTACTATTACCGAAGTAAAAGAAGCCGCCTACAAGGCTAAATCTTACGTAGAGAGCAAGATCAAGCCTGGAGACAAGATTCTCCTCAAGAGCCACAAATTAGACAAATACGGTCGTCCCGTAGCCAAAATTTACTACGGGAAAGACTATGTGAATTGCATTAATGACGAGCTACTAAAAGAGGGACTAGCAATCAGCTATATGGCTGACTAAATATCCAATACATAGCCGGTATTCGATATTTATATACATGAAACTAGGTAGAATATTTTTAGAGGCTCTACTAGAAGCTGGGGGACGAATCGAAATAACAGAAGACTTTTTTGTGAACTTCAACGAATCTTTCCAAAAGGACCCCGATGCCAAAAAGATTCGAGAAGCCATGAAAAAGTCTTTTAGTCTTAAAGATATAGACGAATACACTGAGGAACTAAAAAAGCTAATTTCCGAAAAGCTAATCAATGCTGTATTCTTAAAACTCTTCGGAGAATCGTTTAAGGGAGAAATGACATTTCGGACTAAGCCAACCCTAGATACAATCCGAGTAACCAGCAGCGATGGAAGGCTAGATGCAATCGTATCCGCTAGGTTTAGCGACTCTGGAAGAGAGCCTAGACCCTTTAAGGTCCTCTCAGACTATACTACTATAGAGTATCAGTTGGACGAAAACAAAGATGAGAAAACCCCATTATGGGTCCCTAAAGGGAGCCAATCCAAAATCAATCAATACTACTCTACCACAAAAAGAGTGGTAGATAGAGACAGCCCCATATACAGCTATACTGATGATGGTAAAGCAAAACGAAAATATTCCAAAACCGGGGAAACCGAAATACAAACCAGATCCACAACCAAAGCACCTTCTAGGTCGAATAAGAACCTAATCAGAACAGCTGCTGCTGGTACAGTAGAAAAGATTCAAGGATTTATAAACGCATATAACAAGGAAGAGGTAGACGATCCGATCTGGGGAAGACTATTAAATCCTTATATTAAACCTGTAGCCGGAGTAGACCCAGACGATGAAGACTCTCACAAAGAGAGAGTAGGTCTCCTCTTACAAGCCTTAGTTCAGTGGGCCTTAGACAAAGAATTCTTGTTATACTCCGAAGCAGATCCAAATAAAGAGACTATAGAGATAAAAGGAGAGCCTCAAGGAGATAAAGTAAATATTATAGCAACGCAAGGACCGGTAAAGTTAGATACGATGCTAGACATAAAGAACCACAAAGTAGATCTAGGTCGAACAAAGATCTGGGTCCAAGGAATTCAACTACTAGGAAACTAAAAAAGAAACCTCTCCTAAAAGAGAGGTTTTTTATTAAATGTCGATATACTTAATATTTCCGTCTGAGTCGTACCCTACATTTTTAGAATGTAGATCCGGGCTCAAGGTCCTATCTTTATTAAACCTATCAACATAGCTTTTATCCATATCGACACTCTTCTTCATAAACGTTAACCAGTTACTCAGCATAGTAGCTATGTCAGTCTTATTAATTTTACTAAGCACCTTTTTTTCTATATTAGGATTCTCTGCCATAGTCTCTATAAAAAACATCACATTATTATCATAGTCAGCTTTAGTATAATCTATGTTTTCTGTATCTAGCTTATATAAAGGCTTAAGCTCCTTTGTAAGAATATCTATTTCTTTTATAGCTCTATCCGTATCTAGTTTCTTTTGGATCATAATATTTCTGTCAAAATCCATTTTAGATATGTAAGCAAACATATCCGGATTCTTCTTATACACGGTATACTCCCTATTAATAATACCCTGTACGGTAGGGTCTTTTTTCCATTTTTTAATAACGTACTCTCCCTTCTGTATAACATCGTTATACTTTACAGCAGGGTACGCTTCTTTATGCGCTCCTTTACCTAGGAGGTCTTTTTTTTTAATCTCCTCTTCTATCGTTTCGAATAATAGCCTTAGTAGTTTCATCTCAATTTTTTAAAAATTTTTTACCGGGGGTATTGCATATAAATATGCAAAAATCTATACACCTAAAACAGCCCCTTTAAGCCCCCGGAGGGGCCTGGTAATACGAATACCTTACCGAACACCGAACAGGGCCTGGAACAGCCTGGGAATCGCTCACACAAGCATTGGGCAACTTATCAAGCGAGGGGGAGACTTATACTGTATATATGTATATATTAAAGTTTTTCCAAAATTGGGGCGTATATGAAAGGTTACCTGCTAGTTCTCCCCAGATTGCTAAATTCTTTAGTCCCAAAAATACTAACTTTTTTAGCATACATCCGGCATCATTACAAGTGTCAGGTACTACCTATGTTGAGTCGGGGAAATAAAGCCCCCGACACCCATACATCGCGGCTCACAGGTTACTAAAGAAGTTAGCATACATCCGGTATCGTTAACGGACAAAGGTACTACCTATGTAGTGTTGAGGGAAATAAAGCCCCTCATCACATAGTCGGGACGGGTATAGTTCTTTACATACGGGTATGGGCGTGGCTGATGGATGCCTAATCACATCCTAAACACAATGTTCCACGTGGAACACTAAAAAAATCAGCCATGAACAAAGTTACATTCATCCTCGAAGGAACGAAAGAGACAGCCAAAGGATCAGCGCCTTCCGCTCGGCTCACTTATGTAGACCTTGATACCAAGGAACGCATGACAGTCGCAATCGGGAACGCAATCAGGTTCATCATGACAGGTTTGCCCCTTTACAAGGCATACGCCCCTGTCCTGACATTGAAAGTAGGTGACGAAATAATCGGATACGTTACACGTTTTCCGGGAAAAACGACCACTGAAATATTCACGGCTATGAATGCCGAAGTACTCCGGATGGTGCTCTCATCCCGTTTCACCACTGATGAACTCATCAACCTGAAGAGTTCAACTGATAAAGTAGTGAACGGAATATGCGAAGCCTTCGGACACAAAGGGAAGAGTATTAACATCGCAGGTGCTGAACAGAACCTCGGTGCGAAATTCCAATCTTTGAAAGATATCCTGAAGTATGCCAAGCATGGAGGCAAACAACTCTATGAAGAGCAAACCCCGACCGAGGTTATCAACTTCATCAAGGTAGATAAGGAAAACCGCCGTATCGCCTCTGCTGAAAGAAAACTCCTCAAAAGTTCTAATTAATTAAATTGTCCATCACCACGCCCCGCCCGTATTATAGATAGGTGCAGAAGGCTAACGACCTTACTGTGAGCGATACACACTGCACCACATAACATCTATGACCTCATAGGGAATAGAGCCCTATGATGAGATGTTAGCGGAAGGATGTTCCACGTGGAACGTTCTAGATCTTAAACAGAACAGATTGGGAACGGAGTCGAAGCGCTCCGCCATGTACTCACCCGGACATAAAACCCGGAGATCAGGTACACCCCCATCCAAACGACCACAGAGCGTATGAGGTACGCCAACAGAGGCTCGTAAGCTTAGTCCCTGAATAGACCCACCGTGGAACAGTGGAGACGTTCATACCCCCAAGAGCGATATGAATAATGGGTTTCTACCCAAAGGCACGTAGAACTTTCTGCGGAGAGTAAACTACTCAAAAGGTCTGTGTGAGGTTAGGGAATGTACAGCACATGGCAAGAGAACGTAAAGTTGCAGGCACGAAATAAAGAGATACACGTGTGAGAGCCGTCTGCATCGTCCATGAACCAATCGGAAGCCCACCTGTGTACCCGCAGGCTGTCTGCTTGACCTGTCTCTCCGGAGTATTGGGTCTTGTATGTTCTGCGGCAAATACAAAACTCCCTTTAGTGTTTGGTAGTTTGGGAGTGTTTAGGTTTACAAGAAAATTACCACCAAGCGAGTCCGAGTGAATTAACACTCCAATCGTCCCATTTCTATGGTTCGGTAGCGTCCGCTGTCCTTGGGCAAGTTAATAGATGCAAGATGGTGCAGACATGTCGTGGTGTTTGCACATCGAGAGTAAACGACTGAAGGCGTTGGGAGAGGGTCTCCCACGGAGTAAAATCCGTCCCGGTTCGAGTCCGGGAGCGCCTCCGATGTGTCGGAGTAGTCCGACCGTGCGTATGCTTCCGCGAAAATCGGAGTGCGCATGAAAAAATGTTCCACGTGGAACGTTGCAATTAAAGTCTTCATTCTTAAACCATCATAAAACAAAACAGTTATGAACCAGTCAGCACAAACAGTACCGTTCGCAAACATGCAATCAATCCCTTACCTTTTGAAAGGTCGGGTGGAAGACTATAGAATTGACGAAATGGTCACCCTCAAGGGTGGCAGACCTGAATTCCACCCCACAAGGGGGTTCACATTCCGCAAGCACATCATCTCCCTCGGGGATGAGGGGGTAATCGTAATAGAAGATTTCGGGTACCATACCGAAATCACATGTGTCCCCACCGCAGGCATGCCTAAACTCTTCAAGATTGTTTATCATGTCCTGAAATGTGCGGGCGTTAACATCATCCCCTACGTATACACAAAGGCCACAGACCTCATAAAAGTAGAAATCTAGGTCTCTGTCCCTCCCCACACGGTTTAGCCGTGGGTCTTCGATACCAATGTGGGGGCTAATAACTTAAAATGTTCCACGTGGAACGTTCACATAACTTATTCACACTCAATGAGTTGGGTGTGGAAAAATAAGTTTTGTGGTGTGAAAAGGAAGTTGTATGGGGATAAATAGCAGGTAGTCACCTACTTGCCGTACATCACCTTGCAACAATACTTCCACACATTATATGTTTCACGTGGAACATTGTTATCTTACTCCCCTATTACTTATGTGGTAGGGGTTTTGTGTGCTATCTATAATGGGTAGCACGTTAGTTTGTATTTCATCCACCATAACAAGGATTAAGGCTATGAGTAAGAAAATCGAAAAGGAACTCGAACTGCTTCAAGAGCAGACTTTATTCCAAGTTAAAGTAGTACGGGAATTTACCCGTATCTATGGGCGTAAGCCTACTTGGGAGGAGTTCCTCAAGTTCGAAGTTCGCTGCCGTCTACACGGTAGCAAAGCATCTTTCCACCATAACAAGGATTAAGATATTCTGTCTTGATGACAACAAAGAGGTATTGCCTGTGTGCCTCCGAGTTGTCTTAACTAATTACATCACGGGTAAAAACCATTAATCACCGGAAGAGCCGACCGGTACAAAACGGCAAAGAATTATGACTAAGAACATGTTTAAGAAAGTAGACATCGAAACCAAGATGTTCGAGATCGAGGAGGAGATATCTCGCCTCGAGAAAAGGTATGCAGTAGGGTTAGAGAACTCAATGCAGTTCTCGGACCTATCTGTACGGCAGTTTGAACAGGATCCCGGTACAAACGGTATTCTTGCCAAGATCCAGAAACTCAATAAGGAGTGGCAGGCTCTTGAAGATAGTAAGCCTAAGATGACATCTCCCTTCAAGAAGAGGAATGATGCCCCCTCTGTAATGTCGGAGGAGGACAGAAGCCGCTACCGTGCGGTGATGTCTAAACTCACGGATGAGGAGTTCGAGGCTTATCTCCTCTATGTAAGATGGACTCCGGAGCAGATAGAAGGGCTCTATGCAAAGTACTATAATTGTCAGATGTCAGTACTTTGTAAGTCCTTTGATTTTAAGGAGACAGAAGAAGGCGGTAAGTTCTGGTCTGCAATAGCGGATCGGATCTGATATATCTCTATAGCCCCTGGGATTATTATTATCTTGGGGGCTTTTTCTTTCTACTATTACTTTTTGAGAGGGGATAAAAATGCGGTTGAATTATCCCTGTTAATTGTACCAACATAGGTACACCCTCTCATTCTAGATCCTGAACATCATAGGGATCTTTTTATTATTGCATTATTTATTCATCCACCATAACAAGAATTAAACCTATGGCACAGCCTGCTATAAAGGTTATCGGGAAAATCGAGATCCCTGAACCTAAAAAGAAAGTTATCTGCACTTGTGATGAGTGCGGACGTAGGGTCGATGACCGCTTTGGAGACCCAAGGATTACTGTTTACTCCTTAAACAAATCTGTAATAAAACAGGTCTGTGAGGAGTGTGTCAATGAAGATTAATTTCATCCACTATAACAAGGATTAAGACCATGAACATTCAAGAGTTAAGAAAGACCCTGCCCTCTAAGAGAGAAATGACCTGTGCGGAGCACTATGCTGCCGTGACACAGGCAATCTTTGACTCCTTCAAGGCAGACACAAAGGCTAACAGGGAGTATGAGTACCGGATCCTCGAAGATGAGGAGGAGTCAGCCTTCCTTATTAAGGTAGACTATATCTCCGGCGGTAAAACCTGTGTAACCGGAGCATGGGACTTGGATACCTTGGAGTTAGCCTATACTAAGGCTAGGAGGCAGTTCCGTGAATGGGAGACTCTGTACCTCCTCGAACATTAATTTCTTAACCTTCAATAATAAATGTCATGGAAGTAGTCACTACGCATTATGAATTCAATGTCATAGACTTTGTACAAAAGTATATTGACGAAGAAAATGCCAAGTATGGTGCCGAGTACAAGGTTTACGATCCCCCAGTTTGGGAGTTCATTGTAAATAGAGAATCAAGATCAATGATATCAAAGGATGATATACCATCTATGATATTGATGTACTTCACTGTTCGTGATAATAGTTTTAGCGAAGACGACAAGATATACTATATGTTAGTAACAAGCTGTGTAGGTACTATTTTATATGCAGATACTAACCTTACGCTCATAAACACAAACTATACCTTGGCACAGGTAAAAAATGCCTTTGCCGGATGGTGCAGAAGTGCACTTGACGATCTAGGAGAAGAGTATTTTTAACCTTCAATAATAAATGTCATGATTATTACATTCGACCCCTACTCCCGGGTAAAGGAGATCCTCGTCAAGAAAGAAAAGGACATCCTCCCCGTCCTTTACTACCTCGATCCAAATGAGGAGATCAAGGTGACTTACCTCCACAATGAATACAAGATCTCCTTCCCTTCGGAGATTATGTTAGTTGAGGATGTCCAGAAGGAGATCCCGGAGGCTGTTATCCTCTCTGTGTGGTAGTACCCGGAGATCAGGTCGGCTAATGGTAGGCCGTCTCTCTGTATGGGAGAAAGTGTGGGTTCGATTCCCACTCTGATCACTATTCTTAAACCTTCAATTAAATCAAACAGTATGAATCTCACATTGTATTTCCGCCTGATCCTCATGAGTATCTTTCAGACAGGTATTACCTATGACAAAAAAGATAGGTATGGGAGGCCTATGTCCTACGATAACCAGCACTTCTTTTGTCCCAAAGTGTATGCCAAGGACGGGTTTAGTATCTCTCTACAAATAAATCGGAACAACTATTGTTCTTCCGAAAATGGATACAGAGAGTTTGGACACACCATGCAGTTGGTAGAATTTGGATTCCCCTCTGAGGACGATATCTTATTGCATCGATACTCGGAGGAATACGGATATGGCGGATGGGATGATAACGGGAATGAACTTCCGTTTGATAATACTTCTTTCTCTGCTGTTGGGAGGGTAGGAAATATACCTGTATCTGTATTGGAGGAGTTGTTTGCAAAGAGAGGAGGGATTGATTGGGAGAAGACAATCTCTGTTGAGGCTTTTGATAGACTAACTAAGAGAGTTTAATTCTTAACCATCAAAATAAAAACACATGAAAAAGAACATCCTTTTGATCATCTCAGTATTCTTATTCCTGCTTACATCAGGCATTCCCTTCTGTGTCAAGGTAGGGAT